GGTTAGAGTAACTGAATAATACCCATCTGAGTCTGGAGTTGTAGTAACTTGAGCAAGGCTCCATGATTTCTTTTCCGCAACTTCTTGAGTAAGAATTATACTTTTTGCCGAAGCCCATGAATTATCTGTTAATTTTGGACCCCAGAATTTGTTATTTACCGTATCAAAATAAAAGTCTCCAGTTACGCCAATTCCTTCTGCTGGATCACCAGCACCATTAAGAATAGTTCTTCCAGAAGGTCCCTGGATTCCAGAGTCAGATATTATAACTTGATTATCTGTTTGAGTTACATTTATTAAACTAGACTGATCTATAACTACTATTTGATCTGGCATTATACTGTTACCGCCTTAGATAGCGTTAGTGTTCCTTCTAAAATCCTAGTTTTAGTTCCAGATGGAGATGTAAGCAAAATATCATAATAAGATTTTGGGAATATTAACTTAGAAGTTCTCTCTGGAGTTATGGTTACAGAAACTTTGCCATTTGGGCCATCTATTGAAATGCCATCAGTATGTGTCAATGTGAAGCATAACTGTTTTCCACCAGCTTTATCTCTAGCCTGCATTTTAGCAGAATAGCCAGTTATATTAATTGGCAATTCAGATGAATCTTTCCAAACAATAGAGAAAGTAAATGTTGCACCCTCATCTATGTTAAAGTTTTTAGTTACAAAAGGCATGTTGGTCTCCTTACCTTATTTTATCATGCCAAATGCTCTAAGAGGTTATATCAACAACCTCACAACTTCCGTCTGCGGTACAGGCTAAGTTCTGAGATCCAGAAGTTGTGTCTTCTGTTTCATAAAGTGGTAGCATCTCCCAGTGAATTTCAGCTGGCATTTTAGATACAGCCTCATCGTACTCTTCTTTTGTAACATCTTGATATGGAGCCTGCTTATATGTATGATCTGAATATGGCAAGAATGAGATTCCAGAAACTTCATCAAAATGCTCCCATACCCATGCTCCAACTTCCATCCATTCTTCTTCTCTAACAGAAATGGTAATTGATGGTTTATGCTCACACCAATGTCTTTGATATGTTAACCAAATATTAAGGTGCTCTATAGCTGTTAGATCATTTCTTAAAACAGCATCTTTTGGTGCCTTAATTGGAAATGAGAATACTTTTGTTGCCGTAGGATTCATAAAATCATCTTCGGCTGGAACTCCAGCTTCAATTAAAAACTGTGTAAGTGGATCCTTTTTATCACCACGAACTGTGCGGATATAATAATCGTTATGCCATGGGTGCATTCCAGAAGAAACACCAGTTAGCTGCGAAACAGTTCCAGATGGTTTAACACATGTAATTGCTGCAGATGGATTAATTCCTAGTTTTTCTGCCATTTCAACATTTGTCTTTACTGCAGATTCTCTAAGACTATCTAGAACACCTGCTAACTTATCTAGTCCATCTCTTCCTGATGTTAACTTATTACCAAATTGACCAGTTAAAGATACACCAAGTAGTCTCTCTTCTTCTGTATTCTCTTTCCATATTTTACGAAGATATTTAAAGTTAGTTAAAGTTGCTTGCCAGGTTCCTAAAATTGTAGCTAGTTCAACTTTTCTCTGCAATGACTTTTCATCATCTTCTGGACGAATAACAACTTCTGAAAGATTACAAAATTGATATGGGCGAAGAATAATCTCAGAGCATGGATTAGTTCCATAACGAATTGCAGCATCTCTTCTTCCATATTTAGCTGCTTGAGTTTGCGCTGCTTTAATATTATAGATTCCTCTTTCTCCAGATTTTGAATCATAAAGATTTTTCCACTCTGTAATAAAGTCTGACATTGATGGACGATCAACATATGCAACTGAGTTGTTTGCTAGTGCACGATGTCCTGTTGCTTCCCACCAAGCACCAGACTTTGCTTTTGCCATGTCTGTATCTCTTAAGTCAGACAAAGAAATTAAAGCAGAACGACGAACTCCACCAACTACAACAACTTCTCCAATTTTGCACATAATGTCATGAGCTTCAATTGCTTTAAGTTTTCTACCTGCTGCATTCTTAAGTGTAGAAACACAAAAATCAAAAAGATTTACAAGTGGTTCTGGACCTGATGCACGACCACCAAAAGTTTTTAATCTTGATCCAGCTGGACGAACTTGAGAAACATCCCATGAAGGAATTTGTCCTGCCCAAAGCATTGCTAATAATTCTCTAAGTCCTTTTGCCCAACCAGCTTTTGAATCCTCTACAACAATTACTGTATTAGACTTTTCAAAGTGTTCATTAACTGAAGGAAGTTTATCTACATATACTGATTCAACAGAGAATCCAACACCTGTACCACACATCAAAATATACATTGCTTCATCAAATGAACGGATAGAGTCTACTGGCAAGAAAGAGCAATTATAAGCTGCAATATTATCTCTATCAAGGGCGGCTCCAGCAGTCATGATGCCTCTCATTGATGGCATAACATTTCTATTAAAAATTGCATCACGAAGTTCTAATACAAGGCCAGCGGATGGCTCATAAGAATAATTATCCTTAAGATGCTTTGTCATGTAAGAAATAAAGCGATCAACTGTTTCTGCCCATGTTTCTCTTCTATTATCATTTGGCAACCAACGAGCATATCTGCTCATAGCAATAAAGTTCTCGTATGGATTTTGAATGGTACCTGTCATTTAAGTGTAAACTCCTCTAACCCTCATATAGGGCTCTGTTATTTTTTGTTATCTTAAGTATAGTAAATGGTTTTTTAAAAAGCTAAACTTTTAAAAATTTTTCTTCAATTCTTGTCATTGCATTATTAGTCAACTGTAACCAATTGAATGTTTTACTAACTTCCGCAGCCTGATCGTAGTAATAGTCCGCATATGTATTATACTCGTTAGCTACCTTTCTTAGCAAATCGCAAAGTTCTTCGTACGAAGGCTCAAGTACAAGTCCAGGGTGTGGCATTGGCCAAGGAGTGTCCACTAGTTTTGAAGAAAGTGAAAGCGGACCAAGAAATTTTTTATAAGGTGCCCATTCTTCTGTACAAATTGTAGGCATACCAGAAGCTAGTGCTTGTAATGGAATAAATCCAAATCCTTCACCATAAGAAGGATAAATTAAACAATGATGTGAGTTGTAAATTCCCACAAGTTGACTTGTAGAAACATCTTCGGTTATAATTGATATATTATTAATATTATATATATTAGATATATTATATTTATTATATATATTATTATATTTATTATAATTATTATATAATCTTATAGTATTATATTGATGAGCTTTAATAGTGAGTCTGTAATCTGGGTCTTGTCCAAAAACATCTAAGAATGCTTCAAAAACCATTTGTCCACCTTTTCTAGGTGCTGGCTCTCCAACATGTAAAAATCTTAATGGTCCAGAATTATGTTGTCTTTTAACTGGTTTCCATATATCTTCAATTCCATGAGGATATACATATATATCTTTTTCAATACCCGCTTGCTGAAAAACTTTTTTACACCATTCTGAAGTTGTCCATACATCATCACATTCGTTTAATGTATCTACCCAACCTTCTTTTAGCTCCGTAGATTCCCAGGGCATGTAACCGATCTGTTTTTGATTTGCATTAAAATCAAAATACTGTGGCTGGCAGAAGTTTAATTGTACTGGCGCATGCGGGAATCTATAGGGAATTTTATGCCCAAGGCTCTGAATTGAGCTTACTATATGAAATCCAGCATAGCCATAGCCAGTGGAAACATTTAAATTTCCAGCGTTGGTATTAAAACTTAAAATCATGACTTGACAGATGCCTTTCAAATAGGTTAAGATAGAAGTCTTATGAAAAAACGAGCCATAAGGGAAGCAGCCTTAAAACTAGCTTTGAGTGCATTAATTTGTTCTCTGATGCCTGGTTTTAACCCTGCTTCTGCTATACAAGACAGTATATCAAATTCTAAGTCTGACGGCAAGGAAGCTTCCGCCATGGAATATTCTTATCTATCAGATTTGAGGAACAAAGATCACCTTACAGATGAGGATTTAGTCCAAGTCTTGTTCTGCGCTGGTTTCAGAGGTCAAGACCTTAAAGAAGCCTGGGCGGTTGCCAAGAAAGAATCCAATGGAAGACCTTTGGCCTATAATGGAAATAGAAATACTGGAGATAACTCATATGGAGTGTTTCAAATCAACATGATTGATGAATTGGGACAGGACCGTAGAGAGAAATTTAACTTGACTTACAATCGTGATCTATTAGATCCAGTTACAAACGCAACTATTGCGTTTCATATGAGTCAGGGAGGGAAAGACTGGAGTTCCTGGAAAGGAATGACTCCCAAAACTAAAGAATGGCTTTTGAAGTATCCAAAAGACTTCAAGCCTCTACAGTGCAAAGATAACAGAAAGAGCAATTAAAAGTGGATATACGGGTGGTACGGGAGTTTATAAAACTATACCCAGATCACCCGTATATTTCTTGCCCTGACGATAAAATCTCTCTTTTGACAAATCTAGACGAAGATGATATTGTTATTCTCTATTGCATGTCATGCAAATTTAAAACTCAAGTTGGATATAACTTATACGATAAGATTAGGCGGGTAATCGGTGGAGAAGCAAGTTCTTGACAAAGGCTATGTACGCCTTGTTGATACATTAGGAAATGATTTATCAGTAGTAAACGCTGCTAGAGTTTCATATGATAAAGAGTCTAGTGAATTCAGTGAGCGTGATGAGAAGCTCCTATCTTTTTTATGGCGAGAAAAACACACCAGCCCATTTCGCCATGCAGCCGTAACATTTGAAATATATGCTCCATTAATGGTTGCTCGTCAATGGTGGAAGTATGCAGTTTCTTCTACGCATATAGATGATCAAAATGGCTGGAACGAATCTTCTCGCAGATATATTACAGAAAAAGAAGAATTCTATATACCAGGAATGTTAGAATGGAGAAGTGCTCCAGAAAACTCTAAGCAGGGCTCTGGAGAACCAGTAGATGCCTCTCTTGGGCAGTATATGAGTCATGAATTGCTTGACTATATTAATTTTGGTACAGCTCTCTATAAAAAGGCTTTAGATTCAAACATAGCTCCAGAACAGGCACGTCTATTCTTGCCAGCGTATGGAATGTATGTGAGGTGGCGTTGGACAATTAGTCTTCAAGGCATATTGAATTTTTTAGATCAGAGACTAGAATATGATGCACAATCTGAAATAAGAGACTATGCAGTTGCAGTAAAAGAATTAACTAAAGAAGTTTTTCCAATTACAATGAAAGTGATCGAAAATGAGTGATTTCGCAGCAGAAGAACCAACTCCTGGTTCAATTGATGAAAATATTGGCATTGTCACATACATCATGCTATCTCGAATATACGACGTACTCTGCTTAATTGCAGATGGCGTCGGAAAAGGAGAAGAATTGATGGAAGTAGTTGCCCAACATAGAGAAGGAAAATTGTTAGGACCCTTACCATCATTAATGAATGAGGAAGAGAATGAATAAGAAAGTTATTGTATCTGCTGGAGTGGCTATCGGATTAGGAGCAGGACTCGTGGCTTTTGGAATTCTAGCTTATGGAACTTTAAAAGATCTTTCCAGAGAATTAGGAGATCCATTTGACTTTAGTGAGCTTGACCCTGAAGAGGAATTTTAGTATACTAGAATATAGTATATGGTTGTAGCCCATCGGTGTGCTCCTATATACTAGAAACTCCCAGTTATCCGCAGAATTGGGAGTTTCGCTTTTAAAGCCCTTTTAAGCCCCTTCTGGGGTACATACCCCAAACCAAGGCGGAAAGAGGCTAAGAACCATTTTTAAAAAGGAATGAGGAGTATATGAGCGAAATCTACAAGAGACAATATAGAGCTTATTTAGAGCAGTTGTACAAGACATGTACAAAGTGCAAGAAGAGCTTGCAGCTCTTTGTATCCGCCCAATTTATACCTGCCAATAAAGATGATTATGCATTAAGGCCATTTTGTAAAGAATGTGCAGATGAAATATGGCAAAAACATCAACAAGAGTAGTTATCTGTGATATTTGCAAAAAAGAAATCGAAGTTCGATCTTCCTTTGCATATTTCACATTAAATAATCATAAATTAAAAGAACATAAATCCTAGTCAACTAAGATTTAAGTTTTATAAAATGTTAATATAATTTTATTTTAGTCAACTAAGATTTATTCTTCAAATGAGATCTGTGTAGACCAAAAATAGTCTTCTATGTTCTCTTTAGCTTTCTTACAATATTTGCATGTGACTCTTCCATCCATGTCAAGAATAAAATCACATGGTTCTTCTTTACAAGTCATTCCGTCTCCGTTTTTCATATATATATTATTATACCATATTTCAGTCAACTAGAATTTAGATCTATAAAAATGTGAATGTATATTTTTCTTGTATGATGCATGATTTGAAAGGGGCAAATCGGACAAATAGTGCGCCCATATAGACAATGTGATGAACCTCACATAAAAAATGTCGCAAATGTCCGTTTTTCAAGTTGAAAATGTCAGTGGGGTATGTTATTGTTATCTTATTAGAAAGAAAGGAGATAGTAAATGAAAACACTATCACACTATACAAGTAAATGCCTCTCCTGTAATTGGTCAGGTGAGCCACAGGACATCTTCTGTTCTGTTGATAAATCACACAAGACAGCCCGCCTGTGGGCTTGGTATGATAAAGAAAATAGTTCTTATTCATACTCACACTCTAACCTAGAGTGTGATTAACATCACACCAAAAGTCCTTGACTTTCCGCCACCGACCTGCTAGAGTTCTCTTATAAATGAAAGGAGTTCATCAAATGAATGAACAAACATTACTAACAAAACTAGGTTTCTCTACCCATAAGGCAGACTTAGCCTCTATCGTATCCGATGAATGGGAGCGTTTTGCTACCTGTGAAAAATGCGGTTTAGATATCTCAGCCTTTTGGGTTGATGATGAAGACCGCCTTAGCGGTTGGTCTAGTTGGAAGTCCACTAGTGGACTATGCCAGGTGTGATAGACATCACACCAAAAACCCTTGACTTTCTCGATTCTATCTGATAGTCTTAGGACATAACTAAATAAAGAAAAATCCTAGTGAGCCTGTGAGCCTTAGCAAATAATCCGAAAGGTGAGCCTAAGCAAATAATCAGCAAATAATCTAGGTCAGCAAAACAAAACTCGAAAACGAAAGGTAATAAATAAATGAAAATCACTTACTCAATCTGGGACGGCGCTCAACTATTGGGCACTAACTTCACCGCTTCAACTCCTGAAGAAATGGAAAAATTTGTAGGAGAACTAAAGAAAGTTTCTAAAAACGTTGTAGCACATATGAGAAAGGTAGAACAAGAATAATGACCTACGAAGTAACAGAAGAAATCTATGACGAATTTTTAAATGAGATTTATCCTGAAGTAAAACTAGGGTACTCAACTTTTCAACCGTCCGAAATACTAAAACATCTTGACCCAATCGCTTACAATGTAGGGATGCAAGAGTATGAATATTTTCAAAATGAAGAGTAACGAATGCGTGAACTCCTTGCTATTGTGATCATCTGCACACTGTTGGGACTTATCTTAGGCATGTGACAAAAATCACATGCCGCCCTCGGCGTGTTGACTTGACAAAAGCTGCGACACGCCCGAGCCCGCGGCGCTGTCGGGCGTGTCTGTGGATAAGTTTATGTGGTGTAAATCACAAAAAAAGTTTGAAAATACTGGTCAGTAACCCCCCAAAATGTCAGTGGTCTATGTTATGCTAAAGGCATAGAAAATAAAGAAAGGTTAGGTAATAAAATGACTAACAATAAATGTAAATGCGAAAAACAACACACAATGTTGGATTTGTATAATCACGATAACAACAAAGTTTGGCTAAAACAAAAGTGGCATAAATGCTACATCTGCTCAAGATTTCAAATCTCAAAGTGGA